TGCTGATTATCAATATAAATCTGCTTTTGTCGCAGATCAAGAACTTAACATGGTTGCATGTTTAACAGAGGTCATGGCTGATGCTAGCTTTAAGTAAAGAAGAAACAATAAGTATCTATAATGATTATGTTGGATTTTATGATGAATTTGCTGACATAGAAGCTTACTATAGATATAAGAAGCGTAAGAGAATGGAAGAACTACCAAGTTCTCTTTCGCTATTTGGGTTAGGTCCAGAGGGCGACTTATTTGACAACCCAGACCTAGCTCCTGAAGATATGGAATTTGAAATTGTCCATACTTCAGACAAACCTGCCGAGGGAAAAATGTTGACAAAAGATTATACAACACTTTTGGAATTGACAGCATCATTCAACGCAGACAATTCCCCCGGCAGGTCTTCTCGCTTTGGCATTAAAGAAAAGTCAACTAATAAGTATGTTGGTTTTATTAAGTTGGGTTCTCCTGTAATTAATATTAAACCAAGAAATCTATTTTTCAATGTTAAACAAACACCATTGAAACTTGCCAATAAGCATTTTGTAAATGGATTTAATATTGTTCCTTCACAACCATTTGGATATAATTGTCTTGGTGGAAAGCTGATTGCTCTTATTTGTGTTTGTCATGAATTGAGAGAGTTTGTAAATAATAAGTATGATGAAATGGAAGCATTGTTTTTTGAAACTACTTCATTGTATGGATCTATAAAAGGAACAAGTCAGTATGATGGTTTGAAACCTTATATCAGATATAAAGGTGATACTGATAGTAAATTACTTTTAAATTTATCAGATGAAATTTACAAAAAGATTCGTTTAAATCTTGAAGAAAGAAATGGTGGTCCACTTGTTCCAGATGATCAAGAGATACCTACAAGCAGAAAGTTTAGAACACAAGCAAAAATACTTTCTATTCTTAAAGATAATCTAAAAACTCATGATATGCAAAAGTACAATACCTTAATGGGAATCATAAAAGAAAAGATGGCTATCACTACACAAAAAAGATACTATGTTTCTGATTATGGTTTTGCTAATACAAAGGAATATATTTTTGGTGAGACTGATAAATTAGAAAAGAAATCAAACTTTGACAATTATTATTTTGATAACATTGTTAAGTGGTGGAAAAACAAAGCACAAAGAAGATGGGAGTCTGTTAGAGCAGATGGTAGATTAAGAAAGGATCTAGAATTTTGGAGCGTAGATAATATTGATAAAATTGATATAATAAGATGAGTCTTTTTTATGATGTAGAAGTTAAAAAGAATTGTTATCAAGTTTTAGTAGTTCCAAATATAACTTACCAAAAAGATATTGATAAAGATTCTTTTGTAAAATTTTTTTCTGATATAGTAAGAGAAATTGGTAAAATAAGAGATGACCTTATTTGGCATGTGCCATTGACTTCTTATTCTAGTTTATTGAATCTTCCTAATGTAAAACAATACCAACTTGAATTACCAACATATCCAAATTCAATGCGTGGTCATTTTGACTATAATGCATGGTCTAGGATTGTAAATTGGAAACATAAAGACTTTGATTTTGTATATTCTCATTTACCAGAATGGACAGTTAATATTTCAAACTTCTTAGCAAATGCTACTCACTTTGGTAAGATTCCAATTGTTGGATATTGTCATTGGACTGAAACAAAAGAATTTGCTAAGTATGCAAAAACTTACTTTCCATATAATATGATGGGAACTTTAGAAATGCTTTCTTGTGGATTAAATACTGATACACAAATAGGCAATATATTAGATGAAGCAAAAAAGTATTTCAATGTTGAAACCCTAACTAAATTACAAAACATTATGAACGCTCAATATATCGGTGTTAATGAATCAGATATCTCTGATGATATATGTAGAGAACCAGAAAAGGTAATTGTATTTAATCATAGACCACAAGCATATAGAAACTATCCAATGTTTCTAAGTGCGATTAGAAAACTTAGAGAAAAGAGACAAGACTTTACAGTTTGGTGTTCACTGGCAGATAAGAAAGATGAAGATTACTTTGATATAGAAGGAGTGGATTCTAAACAAGAATATTATGAAAAATTACATAGATGTTCTTTTGGTGTTTTATGTGGAAACCGTTGGGCAATTTCTGCACAAGATGGTATGATTCAAGGACTACCATATTTGTATCAGAGTAGTGATGAGAATAGAGAATTGTTTAGTGAGTTGGGTGCTGAATGTGGTAAATTTTATAATGAAGATCAATTAGTAGATTTGATGGATCGTTACTTGACAGATGTTGACTATAGAAATCAATATGCAGAAGAAACATTATATCATGTAAAGCACAACATGGCGTGGTCTAATAGGATAAGATTACATAATACTATGATAGATAAAGCAATACATAATTTGACATCAGTTACAGAAAGAAGTCAATCAGTCAAAAAAATCTTGACATTTATAGATAGACATGGTAAAGTAACTAAGAATGAAATCATGAAGTTTATAGGTTGGGGAGTTGGTATTGATTTTTCACCTTATAGACAATATCTTAGAAATCACCCATCAGTTGAATTAGAATGGGATGGACAAATGGAATACTATGTCGCCGTTTGATTTTATAAATGATATAAACTTTGGGAAGAAAAATCTTCTCAAGGATGATGATAAAGGTATTCTTGAAAAAGAATATAATTCATTTATTATCAATAGAGGTTTGAGTTATTTTTCAGATACAGTTCTCTATGCTAATGAAATGAATTTGAGACATGAACTAGATAAAAAAATGCAAAATGATTATCTTTTGCATTCAATTAGACCTAAGAAAAGATTTTCAAAGTGGGCAAAGGGTAAAAAAGAAGAAAGGATAGATTTAATAAAGCAATACTTTAACTATTCAAATCAAAAAGCAAGGGAAGTATTAGATATTATAACTGATGAAGAATATAATCAAATAAAACAAGCATTTGAAACAGGAGGAACTTCCAAAAGTAAGTAAATTATAAATATTTAAAATATTATAAATTTACTATGGGAGTTACTATGTTTAACGTTGTAGATGACCTAATCGAAGTTGAATTGAAAAATTCTGATGATTTCTTAAAAGTAAAAGAAACTCTAACCAGAATAGGAATTCCTTCAAAAAGAGAAAAAGTTTTATATCAGTCTTGTCACATCCTTCATAAACAAGGAAAATATTATATTGTTCATTTTAAAGAATTATTTGCACTAGATGGTAAACCTTCAAACTTTTCTGAAAACGATAAAGCAAGAAGAAATACAATAGTAGGTTTATTGTCTGATTGGGGTTTATTGGATATTATTCAAGAACAAAATATAGAGGATAAAGTTCCACTTAATCAATTAAAAATTTTATCTTTTAAAGAAAAAGATGAATGGTCTTTAATGCCAAAATATAATATTGGAAATAAAAAAAGGAGTGATGATGGCGCTACCGAGTCTGGGGTTTCATAAATTAAATGAAAATGTTTCTGATCCTACTTTTGCTACTGAAGGATCAGCATGTTTTGATATATTTTCTTATTTTGGAAATGAACATATATCATTATGGTTAGATGATCCAAATGCTAAACAAGCAAGACAAACCAAAGCTGATAGGGAAGGGAAACCTTATGTTTTGATATATCCTCAAGAAAGGATGTTAATTCCAACTGGTTTAATATTTGATATACCAAAGAATCACTCTGTTAGGATTCATGTTAGATCAAGTGTTGCTTTAAAACAAGGTTTATTGTTAGGAAATGGAGAAGGTGTTATTGACAGTGATTATGTTGATCCATGTTTTATTATTTTATATAATTCATCAAATACTGCTAGACAAATTTTTAGTCATACAAGATATGCTCAAGGTGAACTTATTAAAAATTATAAACATAATTTAAAACAAATAGAAAATGCACCAGAACAAAAAACAGAAAGAGATGGTGGTTTTGGTTCAACAGGTGAACAAGAAGTATCAGCAACAGGTCTTGAATATAAACCTAGAAAGGGTCCATCAACAAGCACTGCAGGAATTTATTAAAAAACTTGACATTTGATATAAATAGAGATATAATATGGTTAAATATAAATTAGTGGTAGAAGCTGGCACTTATGCAGCAGATTCACTTATTGAATTATATTGGATAGTTTTTAAACATCGAATCCATCACTTTATGAAAGGTGAAGGATTTCGTGACTGAAGATGCCGATGGTCGGGTCTTCATTTTTTATAACACTCGCTTAATAAAGGAGTATTATGGTTACATCACGCACAATTAGTCCGTTTCACATCCCAAAAGAATTTTACAACGTCACAGTCGGTTTTGACCGAATGTTTGATGCATTGTCTCGTGATTGGGGTGCGGTTCAAAATTCAATGAATACAAACTTTCCACCTTACAATCTTCGTAAGGATGGTGATAATGTATATGTCATTGAACTGGCAGTTGCGGGATTCTCAAAAGATGACATTAGAGTTCATCTTGAAGACGGTGTTCTTACGGTAGAATCAAAAGATTCTAAAGATGATAATGATAAAGAATATGTTCATCAAGGAATTGCGAAAAGATCTTTTAAAAAATCTTGGACTCTTTCTGATGATATTGAAGTTAAACATGCTGACTTAATAGATGGTATGTTGACAATTGAATTGGAAAAGATTTTTCCAGAAGGTAAAGAACCACGTGAAATACCAATCGGGGCTTTCAAAAAATAATTATACTGTAGAACCTATAGAAACAAAAGCAGCGCTTAATATAGTAATTGAAAATCATTACTTACATCGTGCTGCTCCATGTTCTAAGGCGTATGGTATATTTGAAAAGGGCGGGTTCTTTGGAGGCACTTTAAAAGGTGTAATTTGTTATGGAGTTCCCGCCTATAATCCTATACTTAAATCCATATGTGGTGAAGAAGAAGCAGATAATGTATATGAACTTACTAGACTATGGATTGATGATTCTGTTCCAAAAAATGGTGAGTCTTTTCTCATAGGTAATTCACTTAAAAAATTAGACAAGGAAATTATTGTATCATATGCAGATTCAACAATGAATCATTTGGGTATTGTTTATCAATGTACTAATTGGCATTACATTGGTAAAACAAAATCTATTAAAGATGTAAGGATAAAGGGATTAGATTTACATCCCGCGAGTATTACAGATAAATATAGAGGAATGAAGAATAGGATAGAAAAATTAAAAAAAGATTATGGTGAAGAAAATATTTATTATGAAGATAGATCTGAAAAATATCGTTATGTCTTTTTCAATGCTAATAAAAAAAGAAAAAAAGAACTTCTTAAAAAATTAACATTTACTATAGAGGGGTATCCAAAATGAGATTGAGTAAAAATTTCCACTTGAATGAGTTTATAAAAAGTGCAACTGCTGAAAGGAGAGGACTATCAAATCAGCCTGCAACATCAGAACATCTTGTAAATTTAGCAGTATTGTGTCACCATGTATTGCAACCTATACGTGATACTCATGGTGTTATTACAATTAATTCTGGCTATAGATCACCAGAGTTAAACAAAGCGGTTGGTGGTAGTGAAAAGAGTCAGCATTGTCATGGGGAAGCGGCCGACTTTGAAAGTTTTTCAATCGCAAATCCAGATCTTGCAAAATGGATACGTGATAATCTTGAGTTCGATCAATTGATACTTGAGTTTTATGATGGTAAAGACCCGAATTCAGGATGGATTCACTGTTCATACAAAAGAGATGGATCTAATAGAAACAAATGTATGACAGCACTAAAGAGAGATGGGAAAGTCAAATATGAACAAGGTTTGGTTGGTGTTAATTAAATATTTTATATTATTATATCTACAATTTTTATATCTAATTGGTGCTTTTCAAAATAAAAAAACTTGGATTGACAAACACATAATCATGTGTTATAATAAATTAAAACAGTTAGGATTGGACATACCACAAGATTATTATAAAAACTAAATGAAATTCTATACAAATGTTTCTCAGTATGGGAACTTTATTCTTGAAAGAGGTATTCAGAATGGAGTTCCCTTCAAAAGAAAAATTGAATACGCTCCCTCACTATTCGTACCCTCAAAAGAAAATTCAAAATACAAAACTCTTTCTGGTAAAAATGTTTCCAAAGTTGAATTTGGAGATATTGCTGATGCTAGAGAGTTTATGGATAAGTATGATTCAGTAGATAACTTCGATATCTATGGGTATACAAGTTGGATGTATTGTTATCTTTCTGATGAATATCCTGGACAATATGTTGATTATGATTTTAATCATATTAAAGTAATGTATATTGATATTGAGGTTGGATCTGAATCAGGATTTCCAAAACCAGAAGAAGCAAGAGAAGCTATTACTGCGATAACAATGAAATGTAAAAATGATTTTATTGTTATTGGTTGTGGTGATTATAATAATACAAGAGAAGATGTAAAGTATATTAAGTGTGATACAGAAGATGGTCTTATCAATACTTTTGTTGACAACTGGAAAAGAATTTCACCAGATATTGTAACTGGATGGAATGTTAAATTTTTTGATATTCCTTATCTTTGTAATAGAATTACAAATCTATTTGGAGAAAAGTTTTGTAGACAATTATCTCCTTGGAATTTTGTCAAAGAATTTAAAGTTGCTGGTATGGGTGGTAAAATGTTCCAAACATTTAATCTTACTGGTATTGCAGTTTTGGATTATCTTGATCTATATAAAAAGTTTACATTTACAAATCAAGAATCATATAGACTTGATCACATTGCTCATGTTGAACTTGGTGAAAAGAAGTTAGACTATTCAGAATTTGAAACTCTACATCAATTATATAAACTTGATTTTCAAAAGTTTATTGATTATAACATTAAAGATGTGGAGTTAGTTGAGCAGATTGAGGATAAGAAAAAACTAGTGGAGCAAGCAGTTGTTCTTGCTTATGATGCAAAATCAAATTATGAGGATGTTTTTAAACAAGTAAGAATGTGGGATATTCTGGCATTCAATTATCTTAGAATGAATGATATTGTTATTCCACAAAAAGAAAGAAACATCAAAGACTCCGCATATGCGGGTGCCTATGTCAAAGATCCTCAAGTTGGAAAACATGATTGGGTTGTTTCTTTTGATTTGAATAGTCTGTATCCACATTTGATTATGCAATATAATATATCACCAGAAACCTTAATTACAGAAAGATTACCTGATGACATACAATTGTTGAAAGATCAAATCAGTGTAGAGACTTTACTTTCACAAAAACTTGATACATCAATTCTTAAAAAATATAATTTGTGTATGACTCCTAATGGTCAATTCTTTAAAAGAGACATACATGGTTTTCTACCAAAGATGATGCAGAATATGTATGATGATAGAGTTCAATACAAAGAACAGATGATTGAAGCACAAAAACAATATGAATTAAACAAGACTAAAACTATTTCAAACAGAATTGATAAGTATAAGAATATGCAGATGGCTAAGAAAGTTTCTCTTAACTCTGCTTATGGCGCTTTGGGTAATCAATATTTTAGATTCTATGATGTTAGACAAGCTGAGGCTGTTACCAAAGCGGGTCAACTTTCTATTCAATGGGTAGAAAGAGATGTTAATAACTTTTTGAATAAACTATTAAATACAGATAATGTTGACTATGTTATAGCGTCTGATACAGATTCAATATATGTGGTTCTTGATAAATTAGTTAGTAATGTTTTTGATGATACAGAAGATAAAGAAAAGGTTATTAACTTTCTTGACAAAATTTGTAATGGTAAAATTCAAAAAGTTATAAATAGTTCCTTTGAGAACCTTTACAATTATATGAATGCATATGAACAAAAGATGTTCATGAAGCGTGAAGGATTATCTGACAAAGGTATTTGGACTGCTAAAAAGCGTTACATGCTTAATGTCTATGATAATGAGGGTGTTAGATATAAAACACCTAAAATTAAAATGATGGGCATTGAAGCGGTCAAATCATCTACTCCATCAGCGTGTAGAGAAAAGTTGAGAGATGCTATTGATATTATCATGAATGAAGATGAATCAACAATGATTCAGTTCATTGAAGATTTTAAACAAGAGTTTAAAACACTTCCTGTTGAAGATGTATCATTTCCAAGATCAGTTCAAGGAGTTGGAAAGTATAGAGACTCAAATCAACTTTACAAAAAAGGTACACCATTACATATTCGTGGTGCTATCATATATAATGATATGGTTCGTAAAAACAACCTTGGTAAAAAATATCAATTCATTCAAGAGGGTGAAAAAATTAAATACACTTACTTGAGAGTTCCAAATCCTACAACTGATAATGTTATTGCTATGCTGAATACATTTCCCAAAGAGTTTAGATTGGAAGAATATATTGATTATGATCTTCAATTTACCAAATCATTTTTAGATCCACTCAAAATTATCTTGGGAACTATTGGGTGGGAAACAGAGAAAAAATCAACATTAGAATCATTTTTTGGATGAAAGGATTATTATGAATCTAATTGAAAAAATTATGTCATGGTTTGGTGGAAAGGTAGTTCCACTCGAGGAAACACAAAAAAGAATGACTAATCATGAACCAGAAGAAAAACAAGTAGTTGAGAGGTATACTAGGAAAGTTTATTCTGATGGTAGAGGTGGAATGACTGAAGTTGTAGAAAAAGTAAAACCAAAAGAAATAACTACAACAGATGAAACCCTTGAAAAAATTGTTGAAGAAAAAACAAAAGCAAAGAAACCCCGCAAACCCAGAGCAAAAAAGAAACAACCAGACTCACCCAAAACTCCCCAACCTAAACCCAAAAAACCTAGAAAACCCCGTAAACCCAAAAACAATAACAATCAATCGAAAGGATCAACTAAATGAGTTTTTTGACAAGAGCAAAAGCAATTTCTGAAAATCAATATGCAACTTTGGCGTCAGACGGAATTGATACTGCTGATGTAGATACATATGTTGATACTGGATGTTATATTTTAAATGGACTTTTATCAGGAGACATTTATGGAGGCCTACCATCAAATAAAATCACTGCTATTGCAGGGGAGAGTGCTACTGGTAAAACTTTCTTTACACTCGGTATATGCAAACATTTTCTTTCAAGCCACGCTGATAGTAATGTTATATATTTTGAGAGTGAATCAGCAATAACATCATCTATGTTAAAAGATAGAGAAATACAGACTGATAGATTCTTGGTTGTTCCAGTTACAACTGTACAAGAATTTGCAAACCAATGCTCAAAAATTATTGATGAGTATGAAAAAGACCCTCAAAAAACACCATTGTTAATGTGTTTAGATTCTTTAGGAATGTTATCCACTACAAAAGAAATGGAAGATACAACTGCGGGTAAAGAAACAAGAGATATGACAAGAGCACCCGCATTAAAA